TTCATGTACTCGATCGGACGGAGCATCTTTGATTTTTCGATGCTCGTTTTGCCCCGCAGCGTTGTCATCGCTTGCGGGAGTGTTTGCGCGTACCGTTTCCTTTTCTTTGGCGGGTGCGTCTGATGCATCCGGTTCAAGTTTTGATCGAGCGTCATTTCGTAATCTGTAAGCAAAGCGTTGTTCCATTTCCTGTCGATCATATTCACGTTGCATTTCGTTGCGGCGCATCATTCTTTCGATGGCCAGCATTTCCGGCGACATGGGTGCCGGTCTGTCCAATGAAGTGAATATTTCAGTGCTTTGTTGAATGCGTTCTTGCACGCGCGTTGTAGGTTTTAACCATATCGCGGTTTCGCATTCAAAGGTTATCTCGCCTTGGCCGGTCACGATCACTTCTTGTTCGCCGGTTCCAAGTCCGAGGATTAGGCCCTGATAGTCCGTTATGGTACAGGGCGTGGCTGTCCGAATGTGGAACGAGGTCCCCCCACTATAGGGGAGGACCTCGCTTTTATCCCATTCCAGCCAATCTGATGGCTGTGTTCTCATGTGTCGGTTCCATCTCCTTTGAGGCGCTCAGTAGGTACTTGCGCTTCGATTGCGTCATAGTCGTCCATTGCTTCGCGCAGGCTTGGACCAAAGAAGGTCAACCCGCTGATGGACACGTCACCCGCGACCCACCATTCGAAGGGGTCTGAATTGCTGTCCGCGAAGACTTCGTGAGAGACTTCGGACGACACGTAGAAGTCCGGCCCAAGGGTCGGATCGACGACTTCGGTGCTCCAGATGCGGTTTCTGTTTTCGGTCCAAACATCGGCGGGGCTCGGTCGATAGTACTTACCACCAACGTTTGGTGCCCGACGCATCCAACGGTGGTTAAGAGGAGCGTAGCCGAAGAGATCATTCGGCAGAGAGTGACTTTCATCGACTTCACCATTTTTGACAGTTTCCACAGGTTGAGGGTCCAGTTCGTCGGACGTGCGGTTAGGCAGGCCGTCTACGGTCGTCGCCATCATATAGTAATCGCGTTGACGTTCGTAGAGCATTTCCGGCAGTACTTGCCCGCAAATGACAACGACACCGCCGGTTTGCAGAGCAGGGGACCGGAGATTGAGCGAGAGGGACGTGCGGCCCGTTGCGACTGATTTGTCTAGGTTGGCCGCATCGGTTGCGAAGCGTTCAGACATGCCGACAATGGTGTCGCTGTGATCCAGTAGGATCGGTTCGCGCAACATTTCGTCGTTCATGCGGATACCTTGCATGAGTTGGTCGATCATCCAGTCTTCGGAGACGCCTTGGAATTGTGCCCGCATTTCGGCCCACGCGCGCGTCTCGCGGGCTTGTTCGATATTGGCGAGCGAAATTTTCACCGAGCCCTCTTCGAGTTTGGCGAGCATTTGGCGTCCAACTTGCGTACCGGCGGCGGTTCCCATGAAGGCGTTACCTTCACTGTCCGAATGTACCGCTTGTAAATCGAGATTTGTGTCAGCGGTTTGGACCGGAAGTTCGCCGCCCGATGTGAAGGAAATGGGAATTTCGCCTTCGATCATAGCGGCGTCGAATGTTGGCACGACATGGCGCATCTGCGTGTGTTCCCAGAATGCAGGGGCCAATGTGAGATCGGTGTTAGTCCGCAGCGTCAGCGACGAGGAGCGTTGTTTCGCGATGTAGTTCCACACCGCGTTGTACGCTTCGATGTAGTCGCTGTTGATCGTTGCACCGTCAGCGGCGTGCAATCCCAGCGTTTTAAAAACGCCGGGATCGGGTGTTTGGCCGGGAGGCGGTTCGTTGTACGTCACCGTGTCAAACCAAGGTATAACGCTCGCGTCTACCTCGGGCTCCCCGTTGTAGGACCGGTCAATGCTGCCCATGTCCTTGAAGCGCTCAAAGGCCAGCTTGGGTACAAGATAGGCCATTGCCGAGACGCGCACGGGGTTAAGCAGCATGTCTGCGGTTTCGGCCATCTGAACATTGAGCGAAATCCGGCTATTCATCACGCTGTCTTCGCGAAGCAGCGGTATCATTTTAAGGGGAACGAGTTTGCCCGCGTAGCTGGACGTAATGACCGACACAGCGTCGGTGCGGCGCGTCCGTGCGTGGTTGACGGGTCCGCGCTTGTAGTTCTCAGGCCAGACCTGCGTTGGGCGTATCGCCGTGCTGTGTTGTTTCTGGTTAGTTCGCATCTTAGTTTCCTTTCGCAGGACCGCCGCCTAGCGGTCCCCATAAGTTAGGTGTGAAATCGTTGGTGAGCCGTTGGTCCCATGCGTTGTACGGGGTCGGCCGTCGATTGGGGAAATCAAAAGTCCCAATTCCCCGTTGCTTTCTCCTTTCGTCTGGCATTTCGGGGGTAGATTGTAGCGGGCGGCGCGCGCCTTTCGGGGCTATGCCGGTCACTTCGCCGGTGTCCGCGTTCCAATGGACGCGCTCAAAGCCGGCGTCTTGGACGGCCCCTTTGCCGAGTTCAGCGAGCGACTTGATCTCGCTAGGCAGTGAACCGAGAATTTCTTCGGTCACGCCGGCGGGTCCCATTCCTTTTGGCGTCAGGTAGAACCCGTCGTCGGCGGCGACAATGAAACGATCGCGATACGGTCCAGAGCCGATACGCGCTTCGTGTGGCCTGTCGCTGAATGGGTCCGCTTGTGGAAAGCGGCCAGACGGGGCTTGAAAGGACCGTTCGCCTATTCCGGCGGCTTGGGTGCCTACCGCCGGTAGCGCGTTTTCATTCGCGATGCTGTTGCTCGCAACGCGCGGCACAGGCGACACGGGCGAGACGTAGTCCTCCCGTTCTTTCCAACGTTCTTGGGCGCGGTCTTCTGACGCCCGCTGTATCGCATCTTGCGCATAGGTCCCCGCGAATGTTTTGATCGCTTCGCCAATAGCGGCGCGCGTTGACAGGGGCGAACCCATGTCTTGAGGTTGCATCATTTGCCCGCCGGTGGCGCGGAGAACTGTTAAAGGGTTGAACCCAGCGTTCAATGCGCCATCGCGCAGCCAGCCATAGCGGCGCAGTTCCATACGTTTCGTGTGTTTGCGCTGATCGGCGAAGGTGGGCCCCTTCTTTCCGAACAGTCCGCTCGCGAGCGTGCCAACCGCGTTAATAGCGGCCGGAGCCCAGCTTGATGACGCAGCGGCAGCAAGTAAGGGTGACATAACATGATCCTTTGATGAGTTGGGTGGGCAGACGTTGTAGGTTTTTTGTTTGCGCGTCAAGCCGCGCGTTATTCGTTTGGTCAATAAGCGACGTAGCATCAGACAAGCTGACGCAACATCGCAACTTGTCCAAGCCGACCATCTTTTAAAAGATGGATCAAACGTTCGCCACATGGCAAGGTTTCAGGAGGGGGCTGCACCCCCGCCTGAACCTGCCCTGCTAATTGGGCTTAACTTAAACGGAGTACTAAATATGTCCCTCGATTTTAACCTAAAGGAAGTGAAACTTGGCAAGGATGGGAAATCCGTCACCCGTGACAAGGACGGGAACTTGACGCCATTGGCGCAGACCATGGTCTTTATGACGATGTTTGTAGACTTAGGCGAAATCAACGCCAAGAACTACAAGACGTTCTGGGAGCGTTGTTATTTGTACGAACACGCGCTAGGTGCAATGCGGAAAGCACCAGACGGTCAGGACAAGTTTTTGACGTTGCTCGAAGTCCAGATGTTCATAGGACTGACGACCAACGTGGCGAATAAAACCGATAAGGCGTTTCGCAGCCGGTTGGGGCAGCTAGTTGTACAACGCCTAGAGGAGAAGATGCGACGCATAACTTTGGCGCGCAACTGATCACGGTTTTTGAGGGGAGCGGGGTCAAGGCCGCTCCCCTTTTTTGCGTAAGTGACAGGAGATTTTCAATGTTGTGGCAAATTGTTAGGATAGCCGTTTGGACGGCGTTTTTCGCCGCTATCTTGTGGGCGTGGGTTCAAATCGGATCAGCACCATTTGCGGGATGAGTAGCGGCCACGCATGGCTTGTTCGTACTTTTGAGAAGCAGAGCCGTTGCCGTGGCGCATATCAGCAGCGTGTTTCGAGTTGGGCCGATCGACGCAAGGGTCATCGGTCCAACTGTTACGCGTCTTTTTCCGCCGAGCGTTGAGGGCGGCTAATTGAGCCGGTGTTTTGTAGGTTGAAGGGGGTGTGGGGCGCACTTTCGTGCGAGCGCTGCGCGCGGCAGTTTTTAAAGGGGGGATACCCCCCTTAGACCCCCTAGCTCCCTCTCTTTGCAGTGGCGTTAGGTATGCGGGAGGCTTGTTGCGGTTCGTCGGTCCACCTTGGATCGCTGCAAGCTTTGCGCTTGAGATTGTTTTAGTGGGGGGTCCGAGTCGGTCGGCATAGTATTTTCTGATGGGTTCACGGAAAGATACTTGAGGACGTGCGGCGGAAGTTTGTTTTTGAGTGCGTTTAGCGCGTTTAATAGCTGCGTTTCGTTCAAGCCCTGTTGAGGATCGTTTTCTACGTTTGTTACGTGGCCGGCCCATATTGTTTTTCCCTCTCTGTTGAATACTTCGCCCAGCACATAGTTGGCTTGGTGCGTCAGGTTTATGTTTTTGATGCTATGAACGGTTTGGGTTTCAAAGTCCAAAGTTTGGACCGGTTCAACGCCGTAATGTCGGGAAAAGAATTGTTGTACGTGTCGCGGTTGCTCACTGGTATCTTGTGCGAGGTCGGACATGTAGTCCGTGAGATCCTCGCTTAATGGAATCGGTTGCTCAGGGCGGTTTGTCGCCCATTCGCTGATATATGTGTCTAGCATTTTCTTATAAATGCCTGTTTCTCTGCCAACCGGATAGTAAAACGGTTTGCCAGATTGTGACGTGTTGTTTGGTACGGTGAAGCGGTCGCTGTCTGCGAACAGGCTTACACCGTTGTTCACGTGGTCGCGGGCGTATTGCAACAAGTATTCTTGCCCTAGCATTGGGTTCACGCTGAATTTCATCACCGCGCGTTTGAGATTGTCTTTGTTGACATAGTCCATGATGTAGACGGCGCAGGCTTGCTGGCTTTTAGGTTTTTGAATGTTGGAATGTCCGTTGGTCCAGTAGTCCCATTGATAATTGGTGTCGAATTGAACGCCATCTGGCGGGGGTGTTTGCCAGAACATTAGAATATGGAAGTGTGCGCGGTCCGCTTGGGTTCCATGCTCGCCGACTGCCACGTATTTGAATTTATGACCGGCCTTTCGCAGCTTTTTAAACATAAGCTGCACGTCACGGTAGTTGATCCAATAGGCGTCGGTGTTTTCATAGCCGCCGCCATAGGTGAGTGTGAGGAACCATGATGAATGGCAGGTTTGTTGTTCTGCCATGATCCGGCCTATCCAATGGCGTTTACGGGCAGCGAGACATTGCTCGCATTTCCTGCATTGGACGTGTTTAGGCGGTTGATCGGGTTCCATAAAGATTTCCAAAGGTTTGGTGCACATTTGTTAGGGGCTTTTCGAGTTGGGTGTCACTTACGCAACAGAGGTCAAGGGGTGGGTCTTACGCCTCGCCCTGGACTGCGTCTAGGGCGAGGCTACGGCAGCGTGGTTACGGTGCCTTTGTTTTGAGCGTAGCGCTAAAACGGAGCGTTTCTAGCGTGTAGTGCGCTTCAGCGAGGTGTTTACCCGCTGCGACCTTTACGATCGCTTGTATCAGGCGCAATTCGCTCAGTGAGAGGTCCTTTCCGTGATCGTAGTGACGTATCACGATAGAGGGTGTTGTGAAACGGTTCTGTTCCACGTCCGCGACGAGGGGGATACCTTCTTTGGCGGCATCCTTAGTCGCTTGAAGCGCTATCCTCGTCTCCAGTTGGCTCTCGTTCATGTACTCGATCGGACGGAGCATCTTTGATTTTTCGATGCTCGTTTTGCCCCGCAGCGTTGTCATCGCTTGCGGGAGTGTTTGCGCGTACCGTTTC